CCACGATCTTCTGGGCACCGGTAGCAGCATCGAAATCGAAGTAAGTGTGGCGATCACCGATGCGCTTGGCAACATAAGTGTCAGCAGTCGGATCCAGTGTGCAACCTCGGAAAGACTCGACAACCTCAGGGTTGAGATCGTTGTCTAAGAAGCGACGAACCAAGACATCGAACGTACCGTACTTGTTATTGGCTTTGTTGGATGCTTTGATGTTTTCAATAGTGATCTTGAACTCGCCAGAACCAATGGCACCGTCGGACAGTGTGTGGAACTTGAACAAGTTGACGTTGTTAGCGCCAAACTTCTGTGAAACCACGAAAGGCGAGAAAGCAGCTGAGAATCTGTCTTCCCAGTTTTCAAGGTTAGGCGTTCCAACCGTTGAAGCCCCAGTCGCTGTACCAGTATTTCGATCTTGTGAAGACGTTAGCAATAGAACCGAAGGCTCTCCGTCAGGCCACGATCCAGCCGCGATGACTCCGTCACCAGTTACATCTGCTAGGTTTTTAGATATATCATAGTGAGCATAGAGATAGTGTCCAGCATCTTCGATCTTTGTTGGATCTGTGTTGAAGACGTTGACGAAGTAGTTTGATGCATCCGGATCTAAAGAAGCAGTCAAGATGTTTTGGTATCTTGCACTTGGCTTAAGACCATTTGCGAACAACACGAATTCCTGTGTTGTGGTATTGATTGTTCCTATCGGACCGCCTGCATCGTCAGTCGAAGCACCAAAAGCCCCAGCAGCAGCCAACGTTGTTGAAGGCAAGTTGTTGGACTCTAGATTCGAACTAAGTGCCAAGACAACGCCGGAAGGAGCTAACAGCAACCCTCGAACGATTGGTTGTGCTTTGTTTTCGCCAACGATCTGAATGCCGGCATCTGAAAAGATTGTCGATCCAGCTGACTGCGACATGAAAGCAGCCAAAACGTGGGTTCTGCCCAAAGGAGTAGAACCTTGCTTTGTGCCAGCTTTATCGTTATCGCCGAGAAGCCCATTGTCTTGCGGCAAACGAGCGCCAACGACGAATCCTGCATTGTTTACGCGACCGATATTATCACCGGCTGTAGTTCTAGCTTGTCCATCGCCTACGCCAAGAACGCGAACGTATGTACCAGCTCCAGCATTGCGCAACCACTCGCGCATTGCCATTGGGCCGAACTTTTCGCCATCTGAGTTACCGAAGACTGAAATAAAATCTTGAAATGTTGCAACAGTCACAGGGACAAATGCAGGCCCTCGGACAGCTGTACCGACAACGCCGGCCGGCACGCCTGTCGGCGAAACCTGAGTGGGACCCGAGAGGTCGATTTCTCTTGTCACCACACCTGGACTAACTGGGAATGTTAACTCTGCCATTTTTTCTCCTGCCTGTTTCTATTTATCCTCTTACTCAAATGTAACGCCGCTATTTGTGACGATGAAATCAACTGCAATGAACTCGACCGCTCTAGTCGGCACGACCTGAATTTGGCCGCGCATGCGATTCTGCTCAATGTCGGCAGCAGTGTTGTTTGTATCATCACAAATAACCCGGAAGGCCTCGATGCCTTGTCCGGCTTGAACAATTGTCAGCTGCTGTACTGCCTCTGCAGTGAAGCGAGCTCGGGTTGTTGCATTGTTTTGTTCGAACACCAATCTCTGAGCAATGCCGCCGATTCTTCGCTTGATATCAAGCATCATTCTGCGAACATTGATTCGATCAAGAGCACTCTGTGCAACTTGCAGAGTTTTCTGACCGAAGATAACGAAGCCTGCCCGCGGGAAGGTTGCGATTGGGTTAATTCGAGCATCATAGAGATCATCACGATCATTTGAAGAAAGTCTGTTCTCAGCATTCGTAACAAAATCAAGAGCACCACGATTGAAACCAGCTGGAGCAAACCAGACTTGCTGCGTCTTGTCGTTGAAACCAAGGGCTCCGAGAGCAGCAACCGATGGCGGAACTTCAACCACACGATTGTTGACGTTATCTTGAATGTCAACATTCGGGAAGTAAGTTGCCACGTAGTTGTTGTCAACCTGGCGACCGTCGAACTGAGCGATTGTCTTATCAACGCTGGATCTTGCAGCCGAATCATCGTAGAGACGATTGCTATCTTTGTCGTACTCAGGAATGTCCATGAGGTACATTGCCAAGTTGTAGCCCTTAGTTGCATCAGCAGCGTGGTCAGTCACGTATGCATCTCTCACACCAGGCACTGCCAAGAGGTTAATCTTAGAAGTCGTTGGGTTGGTGATGATATCAATGCCTTTCTGCAACGAGTAGACCTGGTTATTTCTGCGGCCGCTACCGGCAACATTTACATCAAGACCGATGTCAGGAAGCGTGACATTTTTACCGCCGGTATCTGCCGATAGAGCACGGTCACGGAAGTAGAACTGATCTTCGTCAAGAATGTTGACGCCATCAAATCCGCCGTGGAAAACGTTGGTAAATTTTGCGAAGCCAGTAAAGCGATTGAACAGCGCTGAAGATGTTGCAATCAGCGATGCCATTGTAATTCTATTGGCGCGTGTTCCATCGTCTACAGTGTAGGTAACAGAATTAGGAATTCCGTTTCTTACGTAAGCTGCTTGAAGCATGTGCTCAGTAGCAGTTCCAGTCACCTGAGTTGTCACATCAGATAGCGTCGAAGCTGCGTTGTAGAGAGCAACTCTTGCAAGGGTGAACTTGTTGTTGTTGAACGCGTCCTTACCAGAGCCGGTGACCAAAGTATCCAGTTTCTGAATTCCCTGGAATCTAGTGTATGCCCTAACGAGTGGGTTAATTCCAGCGCCAATATTTGCATTAAGTGCTGCATTTTCAACGCCGTTCACAGAATCAGTTGTAGAATCAACCGGTATTGGATTAGTCTTTACGCCCCAGTACAGACGACCGTCGACTCTCTCGTCTTCACCAGGATCTCCCAAGAAGCTAGGAGAACTAGCCACTGCACCTCGAGTAACCTTGACTCTATAAGGCATAGGAGGCACGATAGAAGAAGTAACGCCGGTTGGAGAATAAGCTATTCTATTAACCGAAGTGCCACCGTAAGTCGTGCCGTCAAAAGATAGAGCAGACGTCGAATCTGTAAGCGTATCCGTTGTCTTGACAACTGGGATACCGCGGAAACCAAATGGTAAAGCATCTTTAGGCACTTGGCCCTTGTCTACTTGCTCGTTCATTACGATGCGAATTCTAGACGAGACATTCGGATACTTGCCCGTAACAACTAATCTTCTCTCGTCTGGATCTTCCTGATCAAAATCAAATCTAACTTTTTTGTCGCCGATCAGTCGAGCAACATAGCGATCTGAATTGGGATCAAGAGAACAGTTAGGGTATCGTTCCAAGATGGCAGAATTTCCATCTGAATCTTCGAATGAACGAACCTGAACTTCGAATGATCCATAAGGCTGCTTTTCATTAGTGGAAGCCTTAAGGCCGGCAATCGACACCTTGTACTTTTCGTTAGCGTAAGCTCCGTCGTCGATTGTTTCGAAACGGAAAAGATCGTATTCTGCTTTGCCGTAAGGCTGCGAAATGAAATCTGATGTCTTAGGAGTTGTGTATCTTGTATCAAAACGTCCAAACAGGGTCTCAAAAGCATTGTCCAAAGGATCATTTGCGCTGTTATCGCTAGAACCAGAGACGATAGCAACAGTTGGAATGTTTCCTATGTCGTCAGCTGCGATTACAGGCGCCAAGTCGTGCTCAACTGCGAAATCCATGTAAAGTAAGTGCTGATCTTGCTGAAATCTCAGAGGATCCGTGTTTAGAACTTTGGCAATATAAGCACCATCGTTCGGATCAAGCGAAGCTGATAGAATTCTAATACCTGCTTGAGACTCGTCGTTACCAAACGTTGCGCCTGCTGAAGAGCTGATAACGAGCTTGAAATATTTCGAAGCTGACAGTGAGGAACCAGCAATGCTGCCTACTGTTGCTTCAGTTGCAACATCGGAGTAACTGCCATCGTGGTTAATCGCAAGAAGTCTAGTGCCAGAAGCCAGCATGACCATGCCTCTAACGAGACCGATTTCATCTGTATTGGCAACACTAGCATTATCAGTAAAAACAGGAAACCCAGATGCTTCATCTGCTACAGCATTGTGCTTTGCAATAATGAACTGCACGTCGCCTTCTGCGCTGACAACAGTACCATCTGCAGAAACTGTTCCGGAAACTCTAAAACCTGCATTTGAAACAATGCCGGCAGTACGTGTATTTGCAATATGAGTTGCTGTCTCATTTGCTCCGGCGCCTAGAACACGAACATACGTGCATGCCGTTCTATTTTCTAACCATTTTTGTACAGCATATGGACCGAAACGCTTGGGATCTAATGATCCGAACTTGGTCTCAAAGTCCGCAAAAGACCCTACTGTAACTGGCACAAAAGCCGGTCCTTTTTCAGCCGTGCCAACCACGCCGGCCGGAATTCCGTTGACTTGTGTCACGCGTCCGGAAAGATCGATTTCCTGGTCGAAAAATCCCGGTGATCTAAATGTCTGTTCAGCCATGACTTCTCCTGTTTGCTAATTTGCGAAGCTCTACTGTAAGTATCCATGGAAATCTAAAAATGCCAGCAAAAGTTGTATTCTTTTGCCCGGACATTAAAAGACCTCTCTGTAAACTGTTTCGCCGTTTCGACTGGTGCGGGTCTTTAAATAAGAACGTTCTTCTTCGTTCTCTCCAGAAAATGGATTTTTTTCAGTTACAACCACTGGTATCCTTTCCGGAGTACCGCTACCGCCTCTTTCAGCAGAGCCACTAATATAATTTGTCGGATGCGCCACAATGTCGTTTGTAATGCCTCCAATAAGCGCAGTATCTTGTTTGTCCAAATTTTGAACTCCAGGCTGCCTAGGATCCGTTGCCGATGTAGAACTGTCGGCAATTGCCTGTCCAGGCAAAGGAGCGTCAATACTGCGATTGTCTAAAAGATAATCTGATGAATCACCACTAGGTATGTTTGAAACTTTGTTTGGATATTCTACTTCTCCATTTACAAAATTTGCTTCAAAAGTGACCTGCGGGGATGACATCACTCTTCTTAGTCTATTTGGTGCTCCTTTATAGGTGGATCCCAAAAGGTATCCAGGCACCTTAAGCGTAAAACTAGTTCTGATTATTCTCTCATCGTCGGTAAAATCATCAAAGTTATTGCCAGGATCAAA